GGCACCAGACGTATCGTGGTCTGCCCATCCATCCGTGAGGAGAAGAACGCGAAGAACAGCTCGCCGTCGCACAGCAGGGTCTTGCTCAGATCCTTGAGCACCCGCTCACCGATCACGTGGCTGTTGCGCTTGGCCGTCCAGAACTCCTGCCATACCTCGTTGGCTGCCTCATCCTCGCAGGTGATCTCTGTGCTCATCCCGAACCCATAGTCCGTCCATAGGTCCACAATATTCTGCGTCACCACGTCCCACACGTACAGGCTGCGGCACTCCTCCACCGTCTTGATGCGCACCTGCTCGGTCATATTGCTGCCCGAGATGGCACGCTGGTCGAGCTGCCGCACCAAAAAGTCGATGTAGTGCGGATCCAGCTCAGACAACTGCCGGCTGAACTGCTCCGGGGAATTTGGAATCACCTGGCGTTCGTACGCGTCGATGAACAGCCGCGTGGCTGCATCCAGTTTTTGGATCTTGTCGCCCACCAGGGCGTTGGCAATGCGTTCTCTTAGTTTCATGTTCCTCCTACCAGTTCCCGATCTGCACCGGGTCATAGATGGTTTGTGCACCAGGCTCCCCGCCGGAGAGCAGCACGATGGCATAGCGCAGGGCATCCAGCATGTGGAAACGCTCCTTCTCCTCGATCATCTCCGTCACCATTCCGTTGATCGTCTTGCGCTTGTAAGCCCCGATCTCGTTGAGCAGGTTCTGGCAGCAGTCGTGGATCACCAGGCTGCCCTCCTTCAGCAGGTTGTACACCCGGTCAATGCCTGCCCACACTTCGATGATCGGCGGTTCCACCAGGGGAATGCCGTAACTGTTGATGTCCAGCCGCGCCTGGCGTTCGCTGGGACCACCCCCGCACCAACCCCAGATGGTTTCCTGCCCGGTCAGCTCCAGGATGTTGTGCACGTGACCCGGTGTGGTCGTGCCGAATGGTTCGCAGTATTCCCTGTACACGTGCAGCACATGTGATTCTGGGTCGAACGCCAGCCACACCGCCGCGATGAACGCACCAAAGGGATCGATGCCCACCACCCTGGGCCATACCCTGGGGATGGGAAAGGCCGCACACTTGTGGCGCGTCTCGTCGTAAATGTCATAGATAGCTCCCTCCTCCTGCGCCCACAAACCAAAGCGCAGGCGCTGCTTGCGTGCTCCCGATAGGTTGTCCAGGATCGACAGGCTACGCTTGCCCTGCTCTGTGATCTCTCCGGTCAATGGGTCGAACAGCGTCGGGTTATCCTCGTGCCTGGACTGGAACCTGCGCAGCGACTTGCGGGAACGGATCCAGTGCGAGGGTGCGCCCGGATTGCAATCGCCGATCAACTGGGGGTGAGGAATGTTTCCAGCTCGACCGGTGGTCCTGGTGAGGAGGTACTCCCACTCCGCCAGGATCAGCTCTTCCGCCTGGTTGACATAGATCATGTCCCGTTCCGAGGACAGCGTACGCGTGGGGTTGTCCAGTCCGATGATCCAAACCCGGCTGCCGTTTGGATAGTCGAACCACTCCGGGTGGTCCCCGCCAAATTTCTTCACCCCTCCCCCAATCACCTTTTTTTCGTACGTTTGAAGAACGCTGCCCGTGATGGACGCATACGTCTTGCGGATGATGGCCGCCTGGGTATTGGCATGCAGGCAGCAGGTCAGGTGCAGCTTCTGCAGGGAGGAGATCGTCTTGCCCGTCTCAGAGGGTCCCTCCAGCATGACTTCGTGATCCATGCAGGCAAACGCCTCACGGTTTCCGCCGTAGCACACGAACCCGCTGGGATCCGAGAGCACCAGGTAGGTCACTTCAACTTCTCCAACAGTTCAGGGTTAATGGATGCGATCACGATGGGTTCACCATCTTTTCCAGTGATCTCGGTTTTATCCACCCACAGGCCTCGCAGTTTTGCAATCATCTCGTAAGCCGAATGCTTGTCATACAGTTCAATGGACAGACCCGATTTGTTATCGCTAAATTTTTTCACCAACATGGCAAAACGTGGGTCAGTCAACTTGTCAAGGTCGATAGTGATGTGTCTCACACGGTACATCAACTTTTCTATCCCAAACTCATCCTTCACCTTTTCCATGCCGAGCACTTCCTGTGTAGGTGCGGGATATTCGACCAGCGATTCTGTTGTCTTGAAAAAATCAGAAAGCGTTGCCCTGGCCTGACTGGTCAAGCCCATAAGCATTTCATCAGCGCCCATGGTCAGTTCATCGATCCTGGCTTTTATTTCGGCCTTGATGTTAGGATTTGTCAATAATTCACTGGCGATAGCACGTGCTGAACGTTTGGAATAGCCGGCGGCAATAGCTGCACGCGTGGCATTGAAGTCACGTGTGTACTCGATGACAAAGACCAACTGCTTGTGCTTAAGTTTTTTTACTGTGCTTTCCATGATCCCAAATACGCCTCGATCCGCTCCACCCGCTGCTCGATAGTCAGGGGATTTGTAGAGGGTGTGGTGCCAGTTGGTTGATAGCCGATGTCCGCATACAGGTCGCCGTTATATCGCACATCGATAGACTTGTCCGCATCGTTGTAATGGTGCAGCCAGAAATACCACTTAACCATGTCCATGCCCTTCTGCCCAAGAGTTTGCTGGAGGTTGGAAGGGAACTGCGGCCAGGTGTGGGCAGCGTTGAAATCCACCGTGCTCATGCCCTCCTGCCGGTTGGTGTACATGTTGAGCGCCAGGCGTTCAGTATCGTTGGCCACCGTCCAGGGATTGCTGTCCATGTACAGATACAGGGGCAGGCGGTAGCGCTGCCAGGCCTTATCCAGGATATGCTGCCCGAAGGTGATCAGCCAGTTGGGCGTGTAACGGGCATTGGTGATCCCCAACATGATGGCATGGACCGCCCTGCGGGGTGTGCCCAGCAGCCGGTCGATCACTTTAAGCGTGGGGTCGTTGTCCGGGGCTGGCCAGCGTGCCGGATCCATGGTCATCTCCAGGTAAAGAGAGATGTCGGGCTCGTAAAATAGGACGCATGGAATGTGATGTGCATATGCCAGGTTGACCCATGTCTGGGTAAAGATCACCGGATCCTCAGCCTTGGCGATGAGGAACTGCTTGCCGTCCATCCGTCCGGGTGCAAGCACGCATTTATCACTTACGAATAAACCGTCCATATCACTCCTTTTCCAGGTAATCGATCCCATTGCGGGTTTTGCAGATCCAGCCCCTGTCGGTTTGGATCCAGGTATCACTGCCGTCCACATCCAGGGGGATGAGCGTCGAATTGGCCGGCATCTGACCGCAGATCGAGAAGGTAATGCCTGGACCCGTGCGAATATTCATCATGCTTCGATTGACAAAACGCAGCTCATGGGATTGGGGAGGAATCGGCTCCACGGGATGGGTGGAGAGATTGAACTCGGCATCCATCTCCTCCAGCGAACCGTTGTACCAGTCCATGTCGATGTCCAGGCTCTCAGCGCCATGGATCAACCCGAGACCTTTGCCCTCGCCGTACTGCCAGAATGTCCACTTGATCCATGGAGCGGGAACCGTGGGCTTTTCCACTCCGTAATGAGCGATCCATAATTTGCGCAGCTCCCAAAATGGATCAGCGTCCCCAAACTCCCGCCAGTAGCTTGGAGAGGTGTACACGATCATCTTGCGGCCGAGGAGCTGCTCGCACTCCTGGACGAAGATACGGGCCCGTGCAATGGCCTTCTCTCGGGACGGTGCGTTCGTGCGGTTTTCGTAGTCCAGCACCGGAGGAAGTTCGCCCGGATCCTGCCGCAGCAGTCCGCAGAAAAAGCGCGCCTGATCCACAGGCAAGGCGTCCCAGGAGAGGAAATGGTAACCGCCTCTCCGCTGCATGCTGCGGGCATTCTCCCAGTTCAGGACAAAATCACGATCTGCCCAGGTAGACTGGCTGACCTTGATGAACACAAACCGCGACCCTGCCGCCCACATCTTTGCAAAATCAACATGTTGGGCGGTGGAAATGTCGTCCTGCCAGCGGGAAATGTCATTTCCGGGAGTTTTCATCGGTCGGTGGCCCTCCTCCGGCGGCTGGAGCTGTCACCCTCCATGATCCGTTCCACAGCCGGCTGCGTACGCGTATCATGCTGCATGATCGACGCCGTGAGACCCTCCAGCGCCTTGCAGATCGTGTCGCTCTTTGCCGCCTGCAATTCAAGCGCTCTGACAACCGCGTCGTTGCGTTTCGAAAATTCCACGTCGCGCTTATCCAGCGCCTCGGTGAAACGCAGCACGTCCGCAGCGCGTGCTGCCCGTTCGTCCTTGAGAAAATTGAGAAAAACAACAACCACTGCGATAACCGCTCCAGCGGTGCCAACCTGGATCAGCGATGAGAGAGCGTTGGCATCCATCGCTTACTCTTTGACGAAATAACGCTTGATCAAATCATGCAGGTAGTTGGCGCCGCGCCCTATGGCCAGCCCGGTCAGGATGATCCCAAAAGTACTGAGAGCAATAGGCGTACCCAGGAAAGATCCCAGCAGGGCTAAAAGGTCGAATTGGTAAACGAACGCGCCCAGGACACCCACCGCAGCTGCCACGTACATGGTCAGCCAGGAATACGGTTTGATGGCGGCGATATGATCCGCCAGGGTTCCGAACAAATACTCCACCAGGGATTCCACCAAAAAAGCCAACAGGACAATCACAGCTAATATTGAAAGTACGGTCATACGATCCTCCAGGTTAAAATAAAAAAGCCGATACCTCATCATTTCTGACGTTGGGTATCGGTGGCAAAGTCCGACTAATGCACTATTCAGTTGTGATTAGATTATAGCAAAGAATTAATCTTTTTCAATCACCCCTCTCATCAATTTTTCGAATTGCCGATCACTGACCGAATAGTGGAACGGTGCTCCGCATTTGCAAATGCCCCTCCCATTGCGGAAGGTAATGCATCCGATCTCCACGAACTCAAGACCATCAATGGACACCAACCTCCCTACCACCCGTTTGCAGCGTTCGCAAATGATCTGGTTGTCCAGATAGGGGATACGCGGTTCGGTCATGGTTTGCGCTTTCGATCATACGCCAGGTGGCAGCGCTGGCACCACGCTCTCAGGTTCTCCGGATCACTGTTCGTCGTGCTGTGATCCAGGTGAGCAACGGTCAGCACCACCTTGCTTCCGGTCTCCGGATGCGGCATCCCGTTGGCTGCCCGGCAATGGGGGTAAAGGGGCGACCCTTCGCAGCGGTTTCCGGCACGGGCAAGGATCGCCGCCCGGATCTCCTTCCAGTTCTTGGGATACTTTTTGTAATCAATCGGCATGGGTTTTGTCCTCCGTATTCTTCCCGCCCAGCGCTTGCAACGCTCGAAACGGATGCTTGACTTCGGTTGTCGTACCATCCTGGTGATAGATGGTCATCACATCATCCTCGTTTTCAGGTTTTCCAATAAATTCCGGAGCATCCTCCCAAATATCTTCTTGCCCCAATTCCTCATCCTCCCAATCATCATTATCCGGATCAGCGCATACATGGGGGCAATCATCAGGTACAGGCAACCCGCCTGTATCATCCAAATCACAATCACACTCCTGACCGCAAAACGGGCATGTGTGCATGTTATTTTTTCCTTCCCTGGGTAGTCCATACCCCGCATCCTGGTGATTCAGGGTCGGGGCAGAATGTGGCTCCATCCACCTCAATTGGTTCTTTACCCTCATACAGGATTTTTGTGCCGCCGATGATGATATTGCCATTCGCATCGTATTGATGCACGTGTGGAGCCAGTCCATACCAGACATCCGGCATGTCTACTTCCGCGTTGCCGTGTTCCAACCAGCAGGACTGGCACACCTCCTGCCCTATTGCGCCGAATGTATCAATACTGCCAGTCAATTCTTTGCCGCAAAATGCACAGTTCATCCCTCCACCTCCTGCGGTGGCTTGGGCAGGGGTCGCCAGTGGGTAGCATCACCTTCGCTGTCGTATCTCACTTCGCACGGTTCTATGACAAGTTCGCTTTTTCCTTTTCCAATCCTGATGCGTTTACATGGGATGCCTTGTTCTTCAATCGGTATCCACCTCTGCGCCTCTCGCAGGGTGGCGAGTTCGGATTCCAACTCTGCGATGTGCTCCTGTGCCGTTTCTAGTTCCTTGCAGGCGTCGGTTAGCGCCCAGTCCGATCTGTACTGCACAGCTTCCAACAATCGTTTGAAAATTTCATCCTTCGTCTCGCTCATCACACCATCTCCTTGGGTGGGATCGGAATCTCCACCCCCACAGGCTTCCACAGGTGCAGTACGCCTGGATGATTATTGATATGGTCTGCCTTCGCCGGGTGATACTGCACCACCCATTCATCTTCGCTCCAGAAAAGATCTTTGACGAAACACATCTCATCCCAGTTCGGGCAGCGAGATCCTCGCACCAGGCTGACGCTTACATGCTCCCATCCCTGGTTCTCTTCTGGATTGCGGCCGCTCGAAATAACGTACAGCTCCTTGCCCGTCTTGTGGCAGTGCAGGTAGAACGCGCCCATCATTCCCATCGCAGGCACGCTTGCCAGTTTTCCGGCTAATATCCGGCTACGTTCCAATACATCACTCGTTTTTTCTATCATCGGTTCCTCCAAACCATTCCAAAAAAGTTTTTAGCCGCATACACACCAGGGCATCCGCATCCCGGTCGCCCTTGCGTTTCATCACCGCCAGGGGAATGTCCGTTTCTTTCTCCCGCCTGGCTTCCGCCTTGCGCACGTCCTCCACCATCGCCGCCCAGGTGGGACGGCTCCAGATCTTGCACTCGATGCTCCACCCCTCGGCGATCACGTCGTTCTTTCCCCCATCAGCACTGCGAAAATCCGCACCCCGGCGCTTCCCGCCGAACATTTTGGCTATACGCCGTTCAAACTGCTTCCATCCTGGATTTGACATTTATCTTGTTTCCTTTCTTTCGATTACAAGACCGATGGGATACTGCCACATTTTCATAGGTGTGATTGCCTCCAACAGAAAGTGGTATGACATGATCCATTTCCCAATTTTCTTCTTGTACGGGACATCCGCAGATATGGCATATCCCCTTATCTCGAGAAAATACTTTTTCCGGATCTACAATTTCTGTCAAAGAGGATAGTTTTTTTGCTCGTCCAAAGGACGACCATTTTCTATTATTGTTTTTTCCATGAGAAGAACTGTCGTATTTTCTACGACGATCATTCCATAGATTTTTATTTTGGCGGTAGTCTTTTAATTTACGTTCCTTTTCCTTTTCATGATTGTCTTGATAATATTTTTTGCATTTTTGTTTCAACTCTTCTTTATGAGAGTTACGATATTTTTTTGTAACCTCTTTTATGTGTTCTACATTACGCATTTTCCATGCACATGCTGCTTTTTTTCTGCATTGTTTGCACTGATAAGTTAGACCATCTGAAGTATGTTTGTCATGGTGAAACTCACTTTCCTCTTTTTCAATTCCACATGTACTACACTTTTTCATTTTGCCTCCGAAAAGTCTCGTTTTTCGCTAAAAATGGCATTTTTTAATGACCACCTGAAATCATCCACGCCTTTTCTGAAAATTGATCCTGGGCCTTCCCAGTGGCCTCTACGTGCGTTTTTGAGGACATACCGCCACCTGTGGGGGTTGACATCAGCAGGCCCCCCACATCTTTGGTGTTCAATCCCTTCCAGTCGAACAACACCGCTGGTAATCCTGACTCCAGCAGCCGGTTCGCCAGCCGTGGACCTGCCGATTCCGGGATCTTCATGGCCTTTGGGTGATTGACCATCCACTCCCTTTCTGCCTGTTCGCGTCGGTGTCCGCATCCGTTTCCTGGAAGATCGTTGTCGAATGCCACGATCACCGTGCGGGGATGAACAGCCTTCAGCTGATCCGTCCAGGCATCTCTCCAGTACGCCACGGAATAGGTCGCCACCCCCCAGTATGGTGTCATGGCCTGGACCATCAGTGCATCCACCGGGTTCTCCACGATCCACACCACACTGTCAGCGGGAGGAAGGCCTGGATACAGCGGCATGCTCTCCAGCCGGGTTCCTCCAGCCTGCAGCCATTTTCCGCAGTCACATCCCATAGAACGACCGCGCAGCCCCACCACAGATGACCCGGAGATCACTGGTACGATCAGCCGCTCATGCGGGCATTTCGACGACGGCAGGACGCCCACACCTAAACGCCGGCGCTGGATCCAGCTGTGCGCCAGGGGCTTGTACGATGCCCACAATTCAAAACGCTGTGGGTGCTGCTCGAACCTGCGAACGTAATCCCAGGCTGAGCTCATCCAGTTGGGAGCACGGTACGACTTTTCGATCTTCGGCTGCTGCTGTTCACGGGTTTCGATTCCCTTGAGTTTGGCCAGGTGGATCAACCCGCATTTGAAGCCACAGACAAAACAGAATCCGCCATCCTGGCCGAACGAGAAATGCACCTGGCCGCGTTTGGGTTCCTTTCCGCATGCCGGGCAGGTGATGGCGCATTCCCCGCGCCGGTCGGGGCGCACGTTGTACCGCTGGCAAAGCTGATCAAATAACTGGTTCATCGTCCCACCGCCTGTACTGCAATGGCATGCGTGATCCTCTGTGCCAGCACGCCCTTGGTAGCGCCTGTTTTCCAGGCACCCCGTAACCGTTTTGCAAATTTGATCTGGGCATCCGTCGGGGGCTCGGACCGCCACCTGCGCTGCTTTGCGGCCAGAGCAGCGGATCCGCGCTCGTTGGCATAGTCCTCAGCCCATTCCATCAGCTCATCGATCTCTCCGGTTTTGCATGGGTATGATCTCCACTGCCCGCCCGGTCGCTTTGCCACCAGGTACAGCGTCAATTGTCCATCCACCGGCGGAGTGATCAGCAGCGTGCGCTCGACCTGGTCGGACGCCTGCCCAAGCCCCAGGCTCATATATCCATCCTGCCTGTGCCAGCTCCAGGGAGAGATCTCCAGGTAATCCAGCTGCCGGCTGATGATCTCAGCGGGTGAACCCGACATCCACTTCGCCTTGCCGTCGAAGGTGAACCCGCCCATAACAGCGCCCTGCTCGGTTTTTTCCTCGACGTAACTTTCCCGGCGCAGCGGGATCCCCAACACATCTCCCATCATGGCAATGTTGCGGGTTTCTGCCGGAGCATAATCCAGGATCAGCGCATCGTCTTTCCCAGGGAATGTGCGCAGCGCTCTGCCGATGATCTGGGTATACAGGCTGTCAGATTTCGTCGGCCGCACCTGGTGAATGCAGCTGATCTGGGGAACGTCAAGTCCTTCGGTGTACAGGCCCACGTTGCACAGTACCTGGGTCTCACCCTTGCTGAAACGCTCCAGGATGGCAGCCCGGCTTTTCTTGTCCGTCGTCCCGTCAGCTGCCTCTGCCCGGATTCCGGCCTGGTTGAATGCTTCCGCCAGGTTGTACGCTCCATCCACGCTCACCGTGAATGCAGCAGCCTGCCGGCCATTGGCATATTTTTTGTGGCTCTCCACCACCAGGTCAAAACAATTCTGGGTTTCGAACACGTTGGCCAGCTGCTTCTTCACAAAGTCGCCATTGGCAGATTGGACGCTGGCCAGGCTCACCGAGGTCTGGATCGCCAGCCAGCGTACCGGCACCAGGTACCCGGCACTGATCAGTTCCACGATCCCAAAGTGAAAGCTCTCTTTCTGGAACACACCCGCCAGCCCATCCCCGTCGCTGCGGATCGGAG